AACGCGAGTAGTCGACTTTCGTACGGTGTTTGCGAACATCGACGTAGACATGCGAGGAGTAGGTAAAGGTTTGCCGTTAGGAGCAGTACCTATCTTGAAAGCTCGCTTGTGATACTCACGGTCAACGACTTCGCGGCTGTATACGACCTTCGTCATATCGATTCCGCTGTTAAGGTTGATTGGGGTATCGCCCATAACGTCAGATACAATTTCGTTTAAGGACGCTTTTAAATCGGTCTGTTCGGCAAGAAACTCTTCCTCAACCTTGTCTAGCTCATCCCCGTCGATGGTTATCCCGTTACGCTCTATCTCTACTAGGAACAGGAGCATTTCATTCATCAAATCAAGCACAGGAGCCAGCGACTGACTCTCAGGCTGTTCGAGGTCGGAGACTTGCTGAAGATATATCTCGGCGCAGGAAAGGACATCTGTATCCGCGTAATCTATGACTAGATCCAAGGGCATGGCCTCAAAGCCTGTGCCTTCCTTAAATAGAACGCCGACTAAATCATCTTTCTTTCGGGTTACTTCTCGACGGATAGCCGTCTCTTTCAGACTCTTGGGGATATTCTGAGCCCTTGCAAAGATGTACTCACCAATCATCGTGCAGTGTACGCGCTCCGGTATCTCAAACCCGGCTTCGAGCAGGTACATAACATCGAACTTCGCATTGTGCGCGACCATCTCGTCTGCCCACGCTAATGCTTCTTTGAGTTCGCTAGGGTCATCACACCCATCCTTCTCATTGTGAAAGAAGATGGCTCTCTTAGGCTCGCCAATAACCCCATCAATGACCCTACGCCAATGGGCAGAGACGATACGGTTCTTAGGATGGAACGGGCTGTTGTCCTTGTTACCATTGGTATCACAGACTGTAGTCTCGAGATCTAGAACTAGTACATTACTCGACATAACGAGATACCTCCGGCTCTATCTGGCAGATCACGGTTCCGTGCCACCCCGAGAGTTTGTTTTTGGAGATAGTTAGGTACCGAGTGTTGTCAGGCTCAGCGTCGTCGGCCGTCTCGTGCTTACCTACGCCTATGACAAGATCTGTCTCCGCCATTTTACCAATGCGGCTGCCTTCCATATCGAACCCGGAGAGCTTGGTTCTTCCTCGAGCCTCGTTGCTTGCCTGTGAGACAGTCAGAACGGCACACTGGTGGCGCTTAGCCAATTCACGCAAGCTTCTGTATACCTCTCGCAACCGCTCGTGGGTGGCCGAGAAGTTACCTGCTACGTGGCACTTATCGCCTTGGTCAATCACGACTACATCCGGACTCTCTTTCTCGAGAAGCGCGTCTATCTGGCTCATGTCGTAATCTTGGACATCTTTCATCTCGACCCGGCTTTCGATCTGTCGGAATAAATCATGGGCCTTTCGAGGATCTTTGGAGATTTGTTCACGGGTCATGCCGGCCCAGCTTTGCATCGCACGGAGCATGGTTCGGCGTGTCTCTTCTTCGTTGCCTAGGTAGAGAACCTTGGCCCCTTGGTCGCAAAAGCCACACGGGCCGCAGCAAAGGCTGACAACAAAGGCGGTCTTTCCTGTTTCGGGCAAGGCAAAGACAGTACCGAATTCACCGGGGCCAATACCGTAGATGTGCCGGCTGAGGGTACGAATATTAAACTCCCACCGGGCATCGTCACTAGTCATTGCTAGTAACTCATCTATGTCTTTGGTTGTGTTGGGGCCGAAGTCGTTTGGTAGGAGGCTGTCTCTGGAGCCGCTGATTACGGTCTCAAGTCGCTGCATTGCATCGTGACTGCCTTCACTTATCTCGATTCCTATGTTGGCGATCTTGTGCCCGAGGGATCTCTTCCAAAGCTCGGTAATTAAATCGCTGACGATGTCTGCCTGCATGTCTGAAGATGACATGACCGCGCACACGTAATCCGAGATTTCTTCTTTCTCAGCACGGGTAGCAACCGGGTGGCTTAGGACGTAGAGCCCTTCTAAATCGTCTTGGGTGAGGTCTCGCATGTACTTGCTGTGTCCAACACAAATACACTTGTAAATGATCTTACTGGTACCTTCAAATAAAGATTCTGAAAGAGATTGGATATTTTGCTGATATATATCCTGATTTAACAGGGATTTAAGGATTTTGGTATCCATAGGATTTAATACTCATTAGCTAGTGACACACGAACTGTACCATAACTAATGCATTAGTGAATAGGCTAGGCATAAAAAAACCCCGCCGAAGCGAGGTTGTTTCGATCTTTCTGCTTATAACTCTAGCTTAAGCGAACTTTCATCTTCTTAAGATCAGGCCTACTTGTGTTTCGTCTTTCACGCATGTCGATCTCTGAGTGTACGACTCGCGGATTGCCCCGGACTAGCTCATCTATTGTGGCCTGAAGTTTTCTTTGCTCCTCGGCCGCTTGCATATACCCCTCGGGAAACTCGTAATCTATAATTACTATACCCCTACTTTTCATGTTTATTTTCTCCTCTAACAATATGTAGGATCTCGGCACGGGTGCAGTGCTTTAAGTCTTCATTCGTAAAACGAACGGTGGCTGCTGTTGTATGCGATATTTGATCCAATTCGTGACGTAACCTTATTGCCTTTCTTGAGGCGTCTCTGTCAAGAATAATAATAACATTAGTAAAACTCTTTAACTGTCTTAACTGTGTACGACTGATGTTCGTGCCGAGTAAAGCAACCCCAGCATACACTCCGGTAGCAGACACGGAACAGGCACTAGCCGCGTCCTCCACTACTACTGCCGTATCCAACTTTCCTGAGATAAATAGCCCCGAGGAGTCTCCGAATGATAGCCACTTAGGCTTAGCACCTTTTAAGGATCTGCCAACAGCACCCGTCCCTGAATTCATCATGAACAGCACTCTATCAGACACAGGGTCGTACCTAATGCTCTCAGGGGAAGCCTCGTAGGCGTAGCTGCAATTATTAGACTCAATGTAGTCCATGACCTTGGGGTGATTAGACGGGTCACACAGCAGCTCAGGAACGGGTCTAACAGCCTTCTTCTCATTAGACGTTTTAATCCCAGAGAGTTTATTCCGTATTCCCTGCCCGGAGTATCCTACCTTCTTAGCCCCATGAGATCCGCAGCTTGCTTTATAACAATTCCAAATAACGGAGCCTGCTTCATTAGTCAGGGTAAACGTATATCGACCTCGACAGAACGGGCAATCAATACGCCTCGTTTCTCCTTCATTAATGGGCAGGTCTTTAACGAGATATAGCTGTTCTGCATAAGTGGCCATGTACGTGATCCAAAGGGGAGCTCGGCCCGCTGCGGGGCCTCGCAAAAATACCATTAACTTTCAGTTCTGTCTACAAACAAATGTACATTTACTACTACACTAGTTATGGGTTTAATAACTGACTAGAGCCATAACATACTGATTTAATTACTTATACACATAACGGATTGGTCGCAGGTTCAAGTCCTGCCGGGCCTACCATTTTATTGTTTTTATTGAATTAAATTAGTTTCAAGTTAGAAAAGTGCAAAATAGTTTGAAATTATGCCATTTTCTTCTCTAGGAAAGCCTTTGGCGTGTGCCCTTCCCACAGATTTGTCACGAAGACAAACCTAGGGCCACTGTAGACCGGGCTAACCCTGTGCAGCAGCCCTGAATCAAATATAATTAAGCGGTTAAAGCTTGGTGCAATTCGCTCAATCTCATTGTGTTTATTTTGAATCTCTAGGTAGCCTCCAGACACTTCATGGGGCACCGGGTAGTACAGCGTACCCTGTTTTGGAGTGACTATTTTTCCAGAGTCGTTACACTCCATTTCATCCTTGTCGCTGTGCCAGTTCAGGAACCCGCCTGTGGGCAAAACATTAAGCCAGAACTCAAACCCATGGGTCTTGTCTTGGTCTACCTCTAGCGGCTCCCAGATCTTACGTACTAGGCTCTCCCATACGTTCTCTGGCTCCCTTTTCCACCAGCCTTCGTACCACATAGTCTGACTTTGAAACTGGTAAGACCAATTCTCTTTGTCAGTAAGTTGTTTTAGCTCGTCTTGATCACCAATAAATCCTTCCTGAATGTACATACTATTCTCCAAATCGTTTGCGCTGGGCGTTGCCCGCCAGCTGCTCAGTAGTCCTTACATAAATCCTCAAAACATCAGCTGATTTATGCCCAGTTATCGCTCGTAGTTCATCGTGGGTACAGCCGGCCTCACCCAATAGAGTAGCCCCTGTTCTTCGCATGTCTCTCATCTGATAGTGGCTCGGTAAGCCCGCAGCCCTCCTAACCTTTCGTACAGCTTTATTATAGACAGACCGATCCACGTACGGACGACCTGTGGCCTCATACACAACGAAATGGTCTGAATCAGTGGGGAAATCTTGTAGGCGCTTTAAAAGTCTGGGGCTGCCTACTATCGACATAGGCGTCTTGGTCTTCTGCTGTACAAACTTGAAGACTCCATCGTTTAAATTGTCACGAACAAGGTTCAGCATGTCTCCGGGTCGCTGACACAGGTCAAAACAGAGCAGGCAGAGTGTTCCTATGCTGCTTCTATTCATCTCGTCTGCTGTCGCAATGAAACGCATCACCTCTTCTTCAGACCACAAGACTTCCCGAGCAGGTAATCCGGGTATACCCATCTTAGAAAACGGGTTTCCGGTCACTTTTCCGTGTCGGAAGGCGTTAAACCACACTTTTCTCAAGATTTTGACGATTGTAGTGCCTTTATGTGCGGAATGTTCGTCACATATCTGGGCGTACATCTTATCGGCATGCTCTGGGGTCACTGAGCGGGCTAACATGTCGCCAAAACGCACATTACTACCTCCAATTCTGAAATCTAAGGCTTCAGAAAGGATGCTCGAGTACAATTTTCGGCTATTTTCGGCTAATTTCTTATAAGAAGGGCTAGATTTATAGTGGAGGGCAATTCCGGCCACTGTGCGCATGTTAACCATCGCTGCATTTTGATTATCTAGGCCACTTTTACGCAAATATACTTCGTAATCGCGCTCAAGCTCTCTAGAATAGTCTTTAGCTTCAGTTTCCGTATCAAATTGCATGTAAGTTGCTGCAATTGAGTTTTTCCATGCGTTTGGAGGGTTAACAGCCCACACTGAAGTCCTGCGCAGGGTCTTTTTCTGTACATATTTAGCTTTCATGACGAACCTCTTTTGCTAGTGATACAAGTGAGAACCAAACTCACTTACTATTACACTAACAAAACTTTTACTGGCGCGTCAATTGAGAAAATAGCAAGAGATGCTAAAATTCCACTAAATTAAGACTCTATGACATGTAACCCTTGCCCGGAGTTTGGAACATTAAAACCTCCGCTTCCATCTGATCCTCTAGGTTTTTGACGATGGTAATCGGTATATGATAGTTATCATCCCCGACAGGCACCACGTCAGCAATATAATTGTGAGCCAATGCTACAACCGGCACGTCCCTACCCCCCTCTCGACTTAAATTAACCGCGTCTATGATGGCTAAGGCAAGTTCTTCGCCTGCATCTGGGCTTAACTTGCATGTGCTAAATTCTACAGTGAACTCATATTGCTTATTTGGCATGGCTATCCTGTTTCTTTTTTAAATCCTACTGGCGCGTCAAAAATCATTATGAGTCTTTGACAGTACTTTTTTTGTTAATACCTGAAAGTCTCAAACACAATAGCTATTATAAAATTGATACTTTTTCGGAGCCCCTTAGAAGGAAGCAAGAAAGCCCCGACTAATGCTTAACTATTGCACTAGTGCCGAATTTCTGGTTTTATTGATCTGCTGGGTGTGGTGCCCGGCTTTAATTCACTAGCAAAAAAGAGAGCTCTATTATGACAAAAAAAATACGCGCCCGGATAATCTATCGGGGCCCCTCAATGCTCGATCAGTCGCCCATTGTCGCCGTTATGATCCCGGCAAGTTCAAACAAAAAAACCGGCGCCATGGATCAGGTTTATATCCTCGCCGATAGCGACAGAGACCCGCTTGAAATTAACCGGCTCGGCCTCGATTTCGGGATCTGTGGCGATTGCAAATTTCGCGGCGACCCCGCCCCGGATAAGGAAAAGGGCACCGCTCGGAATCGCGCCTGCTATGTAACCCTTTTTCAAGGCCCTTTGGTAGTGTGGAAAGCATTACGGGCCGGCAAGTATCTAGCGGCTTTCCCTTTTGAATTGGCGG